AAAGAAAGACGGTGATGGCAAACACGCTGGCAAGGATGATGCCGACGATCACAATTAGTCGAGCGTGCAGCTCTTCGGGTTTAAGGCGTTGTCTCATAAATTAGGTCTCTAGTGCATGTGCCTGATGGGTTGCACAATGGTGGCTCGCACTCCGGGTTTTTCCAGTTTGCTGGGTCTTGGCATGGGTAACGGTATGAGCCGTCATAGCCGCATCCGTTAACTGCTACTGCTACGACTGCGACCATAAAGATCAGTGCAACATATTTAGCCAACGAGCGCGGCACGCAGTTCGGCTTCGGTCGGTTGTGGTTCTGGGTTTTCCCACAACTCGATGACTGGGCCAAGAACAGCCCAACCCGTAGTAAAGCCAAGGTTCTTAAGGGCTTGTACTACTTCGTCGTTTGTCAAAGGCGTAATACTGTTGTCCATTATGCTGAAATCTCCATAAGAGTAATTGTTGATTTACCTGATACAAATTGTGTGTACACATTGCCTGAAGCTACTAAGCCGTTAGCAAATTGTGTTTTGTAAGTTACTGCTGATGTTGTTGCAGGGCTGTCTAAATAGTTGTAGGTGCTTACCTGCCAAGAATATGTAGCCGTATTTGTCCAACCCATTCGACCGTGATAAACGCCTAGATCGGTTTTGTACCAATATTTTACTAGTAGCTGATGATGGCGTAATTGCCAAAGATAGACCCGTGTCCGCAAAAGTCATAACGGACGACGCAGCCTGAACTGCGTATTCTGCGCTTACAACTTGTAGCACACGGAACGCGCCTCGCACATTGTTTAATTGTGCAGCGGTTAAAACATTGCCAGCGACGAACGCGGCTGGAAGTGTGGTCGGTGTTGCCATAATGCTCCTTATCCTAAGACATTTTCTTCATCTATGCGACCATACACACTGTCGTCCAAAATCAGCTCAAAAACGAGCGTCGTAGGTGAGGTAAACAGGGTAATCCGGTGGCCTGTAGATAGGTCGATTTCGTGTTGGATGCCCTCAATGGCTAGTTCTTGCGCTAGTGATGTAATCGTGACCCCACTAGTAAATGACTTTTCTATGGTAATCGTGTTGCCGATCTCGAGGACTGCCACCGTGTCGCGCTGGGCATCGGTGAGGGATGCAAACAGTGTGGACACATTGGTGTAGCGCGCCTCTGGCTGGCCTACGAGCAGGTAATTGGCAAGGTCGAGGGCTGCTGTGTCGTTGTGGACTAGGGCGTCCACAATGGCTGTGGTCTGAATGAAGTAGGTGGCCTGAGATGTTAAGTCCTCGGCGATCTCTGGGGTTGTTGCCCCAGCGTGAGTTACCGATGCGCGGTTGATGACCTGATTAGCCTCAAACGAGATGCCCACATTGTCGTAAGGGATTGCTGTGCCGTCATCGTGGAAGTCTGCTGACGATGCTGAGAGCGTGTTACCGATGCGGTCTTGGAATGTGAATACGCCGTCGCGCGAAATAAAGATGCGTCCCTGTACCGACTCGTTTATTTTGGCTGTGTAGGCAGCGACCGATGTGCCGTTCGGGACGGTGTACGCAGATGCGCCGCCAAGGGTAATTGTCGATGTCTCAATGTTCTGTTCTCCTGGCAACTGGAACGCATTGACCTCGGGCAGAGCAAGTAGGGCAACAAGTCGAGCGCTGGCAAGTTGCTCGGTCACATTGAACTCGTTTAGGTAGGTCTGGCTGAGCAGATAAAAGTCATCGGCACAAGCAACCGAAACTGTGTCGAGGCCGCCCAAATTAAAGTTGTACGAGTAGTCGACGATGTAGCCGTTGAAAAGTTCTTCGCCTTCACGACTGAGCACGACCTTGCGCATAGGGGCTAGACCCGGCACAGCCTCGTCGGTGTTGAAATAGGGCGACAAAGTATCGAAGGGATTGAAAATGCCGCCCGTGAAAGTGTCGTTTAGATCGAAACTCATTGTGCCAGCAGTGAACTGGTCGCCGATGTCTCTGCGTCCACGGAACACGCTGATGCCTGTAGCGCCGTCAATAACGGATGCAAACTCTGTTGTACCGTCCAGCACATAATCAGGCGAGTCAAGTACGCCCTTCAATGGGTCGTCAAGCGTAAAAGCGTCAACGAGGAAGCCTGTAGCGATCTGTAGGTCGTAAGACCCTGACTGGACGATCGTGGTAGCCATCAGGCGACCTGTATTTGTGCTGGGCCGTCCACTCGGTTCATGGCTTTAATGCTGTTCACTACAGCACGACCTATGTCTGCTGATGTGGCTAGACCGCCGTTGACATTGACTGTGATTGGTGTGCCGCGCTCAACCATGAATTGATCAAAAAGGCTGGAGAAGTCTGCGGCGTTGCCTGTGATGCCGTAGTTGCCGCCCATGTTGCCTGCATAGTTTTTGCTTAGGTCTAGGACGCTTGAGGCTTTACCACCGCCACCGCCACTGCCTGATGGAGCGACTAGGGCTGACTCGATCATTGCCATCGGGCTTGAGCCAATAGAGCCTGTGCCGCCTTCACGCGCTGCGCCACCTCGCCCGCTTGCGCCACTAGATATTGCGTCCAGTGTTGGCAAGGCTGAGTACTCGAGCATTGGAACTAGCGGTATTAAGTCAATGCTTACACCCGGTATGACATTAAGCGCGTTAATTAGTTGGTTAAGTCCAATGATCGCCGCGTTAATAATTTGGTTGATGCCATTGGCAACTACCTTGACCGAGTTGTACACGCCGACAGCAAACTGCTTAAACGGCAGCATGAACTCTGCAATTGCTCGAGGGCCTTCGCGGTACAGCTCGTACAACGCGGCAAGGGTAATCATTACTAAGCCCAAGCCTTTAGCCAGCACACCAGCCGATAACGAGACCGTGGTGAATGAGCCTGCCAGCACAGCGTTGGCTGCCGTAATGACGATCTGTAAAGCGTTGTAAGCCTTCATAGCAATGTTTGCAGTCACTATGGCTGCTGTCATTGCTGCGATAGCGCCGACCACAATGAGCAGCGCCTTCGTGTTTTCTTGCAAGAATGTCGTAAAGTCCAAAACATAGGGCAGCAATTTCTCCATAACGGGAATAAACGCTGCTCCAATGCTCTCCTTTAATTCGTCCATTTGTATGCCGAAGTTCTTTAGACCGCCTTCAGCACTATTGGCAAAGGTCTCAGCAGCGCCGCCCACCGAGTTGTTAAGCGCCTGCATAATCTCATCAGCGCTCGAGGACGAGTCAATTACGCCCTTAAGCGATGGGTCTAATTTAATTAGCGCAGTGGTCTGGCCTGCAAGGGCTTTAGCGACAGCAACGCTGGCGGTCTCCATGTCAATGTTTTTGGCTGTAGCCAGGTCAGCAGTGACCGCCATTGCTTTCTGAGACAACTCAAGTGAGCCTGTAGCGCGCACAAGGTTCGCCAACGCTGGGCGCAGCTGATCGTCAGCCATCGCGGTCTGCTTACTAAACGCGCTAATAGACTGCTCGACTGCTTTGATCTGGGCATCAGTGGCCTGTGTCGTAACGCGTAACTGGCGAGCCAACTCAAGCTGTGCAGCCTCATCTTCCATTGCTGCTTTAGTAGCTAGACCGATGCCAGCCGTCAATGCACCGAGCGCAGCAGTCGCAGGCAAAAACGCCTTTTTAAGTGCAAAGCCTGTCTTTGCTCCTACGCCGTCCAGCTGCTGGAACTGTTTAATGGCTTTGTCAACGCCGCCGCCTTGGAACTCGCTAATGATGGGGATAGACAGTGCCATTAGTTCAGGTCTTTCTGTATTTCGTTAATGGTTTTGAGCACCATCTTTTCCATTTCGCCCTCAATACCGCGTCGTGCTTTATAGACCGCTGGGCCGATTAGTCGAGTCCTACCCGGCATCGCCATAGCAAAGCCGCGCTCACTGCTCACGAAGTCAAGCGATTGACCTAGGCGATTAGTTGTCTTGCGTCCTGCGCCCTCAAAGATTGCAGCTGCTTGGTTCTTTTGTTCTATCAGGATCACGCCAACAGCGTTGCGTCGAGTGTCAAAGCGCATCTTTACGCCTGACTGTGCCCCCGAGACCGTAAATGGAAATACCTTGCGGCCTCGATCATTCCATTTGTATCGCATGTGAGATAGCGGT